CCGGGCCCGAGTGATCCATGTCCTCGCACCGCCGGAGAAGTGGCGGAAGCAGCCGACGGTAGTACCGTCGGTTGCAAGCGACGTCGGCCCCACAAGGTACGACGCGCTCCTTCCGCGACCCTGCATTGCGAGTAACGACCAGAGAATCACGGTAAGGGAGTGCGAAGACGTGTTCGATATCGAACGCCTTCTTCAAACTCTCTTCCGGATGGGAGCTAGGAGGTGCGGATGGGTAGACGGAGAGAAGCTTGGCGATACGTCGCCGAACTTCCTTCGCTACCCTAGTGATGGAGAGAGTGAACTCGTCTCCTACGAGTGGGGGAATGACACCCCACTCCCGGAATTGTCGGGCGTGCAGACCTTCTGCATCGCGGACAATCTCGGCCCAGCGGCCTATCACTGGGGGAGAGCCGAGTTCCTCCAACCCTCTGGGGGCGTAGACAATGCGGTTGGCGGGAATATCCTGCAAAGCCTGTTGACGGACAAGGTCCGCACCAGGCGCAGTTTCTTCCAGCCGATAGGCTCCGCCAATGTCACCAGAGAGAAGGAGCTCTCCATCACCGTCACGGATGGCGATCAAAGGCAGGTCCTTTGAGGCCAATACTGACGCAGCACGTCGGGACCGACGAAGCCTGGTAGTCAGCCAGGGTAAGTCGGCACCTCCAAGGCGACGAGGAGCTCCAGCATCGATACCGGCCTTATACAAGGTCGGGGCCAACTTGGGTCTTAGGACTCCAAGGAGGCGCTTACAACGCTGGAGGAGCTTGTTCCTGGAGGCCTTCGGTAAGTCGCTTACAGCTGACTTAATCGAAGGACCGATGGTGTGCCAGCAGACGGAGTGGCAGTCGGAGAGGCGGAAGACCTTCGCCGGGAGAACCGGGAAGACTTCCACTCCTTCGACCACCGAAACCGTCACCGTGGCATCCGCCCTTCCTAGCGGGGGGTAAGGATCAGGCTCAGTCCTGTCTGCGAAGATGACCTTAAAGCAAAGCTCGGCGAAGACACCCGCGTCCTGAGACAGAAATGACTTCTTGCGATTCACGTGGAACCCCACTGAATTGCAATTGGCCACATAAGCCTCGAACTCGGACTTCGTAAAGCTCGCGATAAGGTCATCACCGCAGACCCTGACGAACTTCAGGCCCTCGCGGATGGTCTTTCCGCGGGTGGCACAGAAGAAGTTCATCAGGCAGAGCGTGGTCCAAGATAGTGGACCCCCCATCAGGATGCCGCGCCCGTTCAGCCACGGTTCATCACCGTCATCGAACGCGTGCGGGCCAAGGAGATTAGGAATGCGCTCAACGAGGAAGGGTGAAATTCCCCACTCGCTGAATACCGCGGTCATAAGCTCAATGGCAGCATCCTGATGGAGGAAGTCCGTCGCATTAGTCAAGTCTGCAGAACAGACGAGACGGCCGCGACGGGCCCCCACCATCACCTCCCGTACGGCCCCTGCTTTGTCTCCTCGAAGGACAGAGGAGACAGCGGGGAAGCGCTTTAGAGCACCATGGGCTATCATCCGGAGATACTGCGCAAGCGCAGTCTCCCGGATGGGGTGGGAGCTCACGACTCGGGCCTTACAACCCGGTTCGCGAACTACCACCCGCCGACAGTGGAAGACGGTCGAAGTATCGAAATGCGCGAGAGACGCCAATTTCTCGGCATCTCGATACAACGAGTCCGCAACCACTGCGGCAACCTCGTCCTCTGGGGGGCCGACTAGGACAGCTCTCTCAATACCGTGATCCGGAAGAGGTGCACGCACCTCCAACGGGTCCCTGGGACCTGAGAAAGCATCCCACTCGGCCTCCCAGCGAGCGAGGGCTGCGAGCTGACCCCCCTCCGACCGCTTAGCCTCTAGGCAGGCACGTGGCGCGAGCCACGGCCTCGCGAGAGGATCGGCAGGTCGGTATGCCTTAGCGAACGCGCGCCCAAAAGCGCGAATCTCGCTGAGGATACGGGGGTCAGTCGTAGCGCCCTTCTCACTGACCTCTAAAGCGCAGCGGTGCTCGAGCAGGGCCTCTCTAGCCTGCTCGGGCAGCGCAGGTGGTAACGCCCGACCAAGGGTCGCCACCTGTGCCAAGACGGATCTGGAACCCTCTAGGCCGAACTTACGGAGGAGTTGGTTGTAAGACCTAACACCCCCCGACCCGAGACATCGGGCCCTCGCGTAAAGCGAGATCCCCTTTATCTCGGACACTAAGCTAAGCCAAGAGCGAGTGGCCCATGTGGTGAGAACCCACTGGGTCATGTTCCGCACATGCCGTCTAACCGCGTCCGTAATCTTCCCATCGATGCCCCTGCAAAGAAGGTAAACAGAGAGCATTGCCACGATTGTCTCGAGCACTGCTTTATGCTCACCCTTCTTTGTGCATCTGATTTTCTGGTCAAGCACATGGTTTCCTTCCGACGCGATCTGGAGCAGGATGTTCGCATCACTGTCCCAAGTCGCGCTAGTCGGAGTAACTCCTAACAGAGTAAGGAAGCCACGGAGTGACTGCCTCAACCCGTTGCGGGCCTTTCGACCTACTTCGGATCGTCTTTTTCGATCAGGAGCTACG